TTTTGATCCAATACTTTTTCGTGAATATTTGTATTATTGTTTAATCTAGGCAACGATGTTAGTTTTTCTTTTGTTATATTTTTATATTTACCAACCATAAATTTAACAGGATCTAATAATGGGCTAAATTTAAAAAATGAATCTGTTGTTATTTTATTATTGCTATTATCCAAACAAGTAATCTTAAAGCTATTATTTGTGTATTGTTTAACAATAGAATTTATCCTATTTTTGTGATTCAAATTGATTGAGTTGTAATTTTTTTCATCTAAATTAAAATATTTTTCATACAAAGGAACATAATTTTGGACATTTTGGAAATCAGTTTTTTCTAAATGATTAAAAATAGTCGAGTTATTATTTTTATTATAATAAATACTGAACATTAATTCATATGTATAATATTTTTTATAGTTTTAAACTAATTCTTGCGTTATTATATTAAAAAAATTATTCAATTATTTAATATAATGAATTTAGAACTAAAAAAGTTTGATATGAAAAAAATTACATTTAAACCAAATGAAAATCAAGGACCCGTTATTGTATTAATTGGACGACGTGATACTGGTAAAAGTTTCTTGGTAAGAGATTTATTATATTATCACCAAGATATTCCGATTGGTACTGTTATATCAGGAACTGAGGCAGGAAATGGTTTTTATGGTAAAATGGTTCCAAAACTTTTTATTCACGATGAATATAATAGTGCTATTATTGAAAATATATTAAAAAGACAAAAAATGGTTGTTAGACAATTAAAAAAAGAAACTGAAGCTTATGGCCGTTCTACTATTGATCCAAGAACGTTTGTTATATTAGATGATTGTTTATATGATAACACTTGGGCTCGTGATAAACTTATGAGATTACTATTCATGAATGGAAGACATTGGAAACTTATGCTTGTAATCACTATGCAATACCCTTTAGGAGTTCCTCCTAATTTAAGAACAAATATAGATTATACATTTATTCTTAGAGAACCTTATATTGCTAACAGAAAGAGAATTTATGAAAATTTTGCTGGTATGTTTCCTACTTTTGAAAGTTTTTGTCAAGTAATGGATCAATGTACTGAAAATTATGAATGTCTTGTAGTATCTAATAATGCTAAATCTAATAAACTTGAAGACCAAATATTCTGGTATAAGGCTACAGGTCACGGTGACTTTAGATTAGGTTCTAAGGAATTTTGGGATATGAGCAAAGATATTGGGTCTGATGATGAAGAAGATAATCAATTCGACCCAAAAGCCGGACGAAAAGGTCCTTCCATCAATGTTAAAAAATCTAAATGGTAAATGTTTTTTTATTGTAGAAAGTTTGTTTTATAAAAATTTGGAGAGAAAAATATATAAAATCTTGAATAAAAAATTTTATATATTTTATTATTTTACTATTCAAAATACTAACCGACACCCATTTTCATCTAACACGCTACCAGGGGTAGACATTTGAATTATACCTGATATATAAAATCCTAATAACACACTTAACCATATACAATATCCACATCTACTCCAACATAATAATGCTGACTCCTTTGTTTCACCATCCTTGTCTTGAGGACAGCAAAATAAACAACCACATAACGAACATAGTATAAATGTACAGCCACCTAGACTAATCCCCATATATAATCCAAATATATCCCATCGTCCTATATTACCATATCCACTCCCAAATACTCCCGTGAACGGGATTGCTTGTAAAATTACAGGGGTTAAATGATTAAACCCATCTTCAATACATTCTCCCAAGTTTTCATCGTATTTATAACATTTTTTTAATACACAATATTTTTTATTTGATTCTTGTATCATACAACTTTCGGGACATTTACATACATTATCCACAAACGAACAGTTCCAAGATTTAATTGTAGATTCCGTCGAAACAACTTCAGTTCGACGAATCCCGTAAACATTAGCAATTGATGCTATTAGTATAATAGATAAGATAGAGGTCTTCATGGTCATTTAAATATATTACAATTTCACATAATTATTATTTTTTCAATTTTTAGTATTTATAAATTAATCAAATCTTAAATCTCTTGACTAAATGATTAGTGTTATTTTCATATTAAATCTATTATCTTCTTCTCCTTGTTTTACGCTTTCTTTTTTTCATTGTTTTGCGCTTTCTTTTGCCTCCTACTGAAATTTTTTGTTGTGTAAATTCTTTCTTATTATTTTTTACATTTCTCCTTGTTTTTTTTGTTTGTAATTGTTCTCGTTTCTCACGTTTTATTATTTCCCTTCTTTTCTGGTTTTCAATTATAAGGGCTTCACTTTCCTTTGCCTCGTCGTCGCATTTTTTCCATTTCGCATATGAGGAGGGTGTATAACCTTTTCCATCTTTTAAAATTTGAGCACACGATTTTTCTTCTCCCCCTGAACCATTTGAATCTATATCTAGAGCAGGGCTACTTGTATATGGAACAGGCAGTATCATTCTATTGAAAAATTCTTTTTCTTCTTTTTCTGTCTTTTTCTTTTCTTTTCTTCTTTTCTTTGCCTTTTTACTCAAGTGTTTATTTTTTCCTCTACCCTTACTATCAAATACTGTTTTTTTTTGTCCTGATAAAATGTGTTGTTTTTGTTGTAGCGAAACCAAATTTATCCCTTCTTGTATTTTGAATTTTTCTTCTCGTTCCTTCATTTTTCTTTTTTCTTCGGGTGAAAGGTTTAAATAAAATTTATCAGCTTTCAATGTATTATCTCTATCTATTTTCTTACTTGTTTTTAATAATTTGTCCTCTGTCCTTCCATGACAACCTTCATTATTATCTTCCGGTCTAAAATACTCAAAATTACCAGGGGCTAAAGTATTATGTATATTCTGTGAATTTTTACACATTGTTTTAAGAAATTTTGAATGTTTCGGTGGTTCTTTAAACCATTTAGGTGAACTCGTTTTTGATGGATCGATTGTGGCCAAATATTTTGCCGAACATGAAATTCGGTCTGCTATTGCGGCTACAGTACAAGGTGTTATTCTTTCTTTTGCGCTTTTAATTTTACGAATAACATTTTTTCCATTAACAATTCCTGCGTTTTTTAACGATACCAAAGTATTATTTGCCAATGAAACATTATCCTTAAAATCTTTCATTTTTCCTATGTCTTCTTTGAAATCGTCAAGTTTATTGTTAATATATCCTAATTTATTAAAAATATTTTCTCCTCCTTTTTTTCTTCGTGTTTTTCTTCGTGTTTTTCTTCGTGTTTTTCTTCGTGTTTTTCTTCTTTTTAAATTTTTACGCTTACGCATATATATATAAATAGATAGTTTTGTTATAAATCTCTCTAAACTATATGTTATAATTATAATCAAGTATTCAATATAAATTTTTAATATATTAATAAGTATTTATAATATATTAAAATTTCTTGTTACAGGCACACATTCTTGCTAAATCGTCTTTTTTTTGTTGTTCTGTATATTGATTATTAAACTCACGCGATTGGTCTATATTATTATATCTATTGTCTGCTTTTTGATTATACACAATTCCATTCATTTTATTAAAAGACATACCAAGCATTTTTGATGTTCCAGTCTTATTGGGTTGAACCTTGACTCTTTGTGATTCAATTAATCTTTTCATTCCAGGACGGACCATTTATAATATAAATAAATATTATTTTTCAAGGAATTTATAACATTTTTCTCTCCAAATATTTTTCATCAAACTATTTCAAATAATTGATACAACCTTTTTGATAATTCTTTAGAAGGATTTATCAAACCTTTTTCTAGACTTCTATATTCTTCCCTTGATATATTTAATTTAATTGATATTTCATCCACACTTAAATTATGCAAATTACGCAAATTTAATAATATAAATGAAATTTCTTTAGGATTATTTGAACAAAAATTCGCATTTTTCTCAGGAGACAATATTTTCGGAGATATTTTATTAAAGACGTTTTTAATTAAGATACTATCTGTATTAATCGTTGGACTAGACATATAGTATTATTTGTTATAATATTTTAAAATACTTTATATATGTTTTGTTTTGGGAAAACAAAAGTATATCCAATAGTAGTTGAAAATAATGGAATGGACTATAATAATATAGAATGTATGATATGTTTAGAGGAAACACAAAATAATAAGTTTTTATTACCTTGTGGACATGGTTATCATTATAATTGTATTTTAAATTGGTTTGAAAAAAAAACGTCATGTCCGACATGCAACGAAAGATTTACTTGGGATAAAAAAGTTTATTCTAAAAATATCAAATTATCTATCAAATAGTTTCTATTTGATTAAATGTTCCACCACCTAAAACCGAACTTAATTGTTCTGTTTTCTTTTTAATAGCCAATACTTCTGTTATTTTACAGTTGTGTTTTTCAGGAACTCTATGTAGAGGACAAAATGATTTTCCACAATTACATATAATACAAAGATCAACAAGTGTAAGTTTTTTTTTACATTTCTTACCATTTGATAATTTACATTTACATCTTGGAACCTTTTTCTTTTTTTTTGAATCATCTTGCGTTGTATTTTTACCTTCCATATTATAATAATTTGAATTTATTTAATACAAATTATTTTATTGAAAACTTAATTCAATTTTCATTCGTTTCATCATCATCAACTTTTTCATTAATAGAAATATTAACATTATTTAATGAATTTTCGCTAGCATTACTATTCAATAATCCTCTATCAATAGCATCTCGAACAGCACCACCGCGTTCAATATTTCCACCTTCAAATAGTTCTTTGCGAATATCAGCGGAACTTACTTCTTTATTATCTTTAAATGAATTTTCAATAGTATTATTAACCCCAATAAGATTACCGTTTTTATCAATATTTTGTGTAAGTTTATTACCACTTTCACGTGCCAATTTCTTATTTTCAGCAATAGCACTTCTCTTTGCTTCTACAACTCTTTTCTCAAACTGTTGTTTAGCATCTGCCTCATTTTTATTTTTTTCATTCATTAGTTGATTAAGTTCTTCTTCCAAGTATTCTACACGACCGGTTTTATATGCATCGGGTTCCCAAGGCATCCACATACCAACCGGTCCAACATATACATTATGGTTTGGGTCTACTTCACGTAACAATTTACATCTTAATTCAGCTTCTTCTTGGGTGCTATACGTTCCGCGAATTTTCAATCCACGAACACTTGTTTGAAAATCATTAACTTTATTGAATTCGTCTGCTAATCTATCCTCATTAACATCTAAAAAATTTTTATACTCATCTGATACATGATTCTTTTCAAAATTATCACCCTCACCTTTAACATAATCTTGAAAATCTTTCATTAAATCATCAAATTCCATATTATGTTTATATGCTATGAAATTTAAAAACTGAGTAAACTTCTCAGTGCTCTTTGAAAAATCATAATGTTTTAGGAATTCTTGAAACAAAAAATGATTTTTTTGTACTAATATATTTTCAGGACTAACAAAACTTACACAAACAAATTTTTGCCCAGAAACAGGTTTATCTTCCTCTAATAGATCAACGTATTTAGGGTTTGATGATCCATCATTATTTTTTTGGTAAGTGACTCCACTTTTTCTTGAACTCATTATAAAATCTTATATATTAACATTTTTAAGTATTAATTTTAATTATATATTTTTTTCTTATTATTATTTATAAATGCTTCAAAAATTAGCACAAATGTTAGATTTAGGAGAACTTGTTCGCAGAGCCGTTAAATATCTCGTCGAAGGTATTATGGTTGCTCTTGCCGCATACGCTATCCCAAAGAAATCACTTAATCTTGATGAAGTAGCACTTATTGCTTTAACCGCTGCTGCTACCTTTTCAATCCTTGATACATATGTTCCATCGATGGCTGTCTCAGCTCGATCTGGTGCCGGTTTCGGTATTGGCGCTAATCTTGTTGGCTTCCCACGTATGTAAGTAATTTTATAAAAAAATATTAATTTTTAACTAATATTTTTAAACTTTAGGGTGGAATATATCATAAGGAGTACATAATGTTTCAGACGGCCACTGACTTGTAGAATACATATATTTATCAATATTTACTCCTTTGATATTTTTTAAACACTTATCGTGTTTTTTACAAATTTCTCCATCATAACACATTGATATATATGAATGTCCATTGGGATTATTATAATTAGAACACGTTCCATTACCAACAACAGAAGCTGTCGGTATACCCAAAGCACTTAAATCACTAATACTATCACATTTTACTTTATCCATATCTTTTCCTTCTATATCTAATAATAATCCACTAAATAAACCTTTACGGTCATCATTACATTTACCATCTAAACACATACAATTTACTGCATTTTTCCAATCAGGTAAATCATCACCTTTAGCACGATTCACTATTCCCCACACTTCCATACCTGTTTTCTTTTTTTGTTCTTTCATTTTTGTCCAATAATCTGGATCTCCACCATTGTCCCAGGGACAAAACTTTGTTCCAACTTTAACAGATGTTATATATACACCATTCGATTTTCCTTGTGGTACTTGATTAAAACATTTTTCCACATCATCGCTACCCGTTGGATAACACGTTCTAAACGTTTTAGTTTTTGAACCAACATTCATTAACATTTTTTCCATAGATTGAAATGTTTTTTTCATATTTTTATGTAATTTATCTTTATCACCTGTAAAATATTCTACTACTTTAAAACTTTTTAATAAATATATTAATACTATTAATAATAATAATAATACGTATAATATCATTAATATAAGATTATATTAAATATTGGTTGTCATATCCAGGTAATAATTTACTAAATATTTAATGATACTTTTGTCTGGAATTTCAGCAGACATTCCATATATTGCTGTTATATCTTCGTCAATATTTTCTTCAATTAATTCTTCATTAAATTTCTTTAATGCATCAAGCTATAAATCTATATATTTTATGTTTTTAGGAGTTATACATTTGTGAAGACACATTGGATTTTGTAATATATTAATATTCCAATTTTGTCTTTTTAAATATTTACTCAATTGCCCAACAGAGTATTTACTATTATAAAACGCAACAACATTCACATTTGGCCATCCAATTACATGAAAATTATCTAGATCCCTCAAATGTTCTGCAAAATCTATTGTAGTATTTTTTATTTTGGAAGACATATCTTCATACTTAGAATTACCATTATATAGTAATGTTGCCCACGTAGTAGCTATTTGAGACCCTACTCTACTTCCAGGTAACGAGACGCTAGCATATAATCCACCTGTCCAATCTTCTGTTATAAAATATTGATGTTTTTTCATAGATCTATTCTTCCATAATAATATTGAAGAACCCTTGGGTGTTAATCCATATTTATGAGGGTCTACTGAAATAGATTGAATATTATCTTCAAATGATAATTTTAGATGTGCATCATACTGTGTAATAAAACCCCCTAGACACGCATCTACATGAAATGGTATTTTATAATATTTCGCCATTTCACCTATTTCATGTATTGGATCCATTAAACCATATGAAAAACAAGGTGCCGAACCAATAATAACACAAGTTCTTTCACTTATTTTCCAATATAAATCATTTAAGTCCATTATATAATCTTCATCCAATTCTACATAAACTATTTTTAAATCTAATAATTCACAAGCTTTATTTACCGCAGCATGAACTGTTCGTGTACATAAAACCTCTGGTTTAAATAAATTAAACCAACTTTTACCTTTATACATTTTCTTATATGCTTTTAGTGCTAATATTGTACTTTCTGTTCCACCTGTCGTAATATTACCACCCCCTTCTTTCGGCATATTAAATAATTTTCCAACCATTTTTATTACTTCCGATTCCATTTTAATCAAATCCGGATAAATATCAGGATGAAGTGGATTAGAAAACAAATATTTATTATTTATTTTTTGTATTTTCTTTTCAAGATCTGTATCGCAAATATATAAACATCCTGATATTCTACTATTTATATTGTTTTTTCTATCCTCTAAAATCTGATTCATATATACCTCGTCTATTCCTTCCCAAGGAATTGAATAAAAATTATGTATAAACGAAGTCCTGAATAACTCTTTTTCTATAATACTTTTAGCCTTCTCTTTTTTGTCTTCAATCATAGCATTGCCGTTTTTAGTTTTAGAATATATATAAAATAAAATATACTTATAATGTTTTTTTAAATATAATAAACAAAATAGCATAAAAATCTTCCATTTATGATTGCGCAAAATTAAATACATTATATAATAAAATTGAAACATTTTTTTATATAATTTTTAAATAATGTAATAACATGTTATCTTCATCATTTCGAAAAGTTCTTAACGCAACATATGTAAATAATACAGGTGGTTCTCATGAATTATTTACAAAAAATATTTTAATTGGAGAGGGTTTTAAAGAAGTTTCAAATAAACTGATTCATTTTAATAGCGTAGAGTTTTGGGAAAACCATTATTTACAAAATTGGGAAAAGGCAAGTAATATACCCAATAAAACTGTTATAATTCAGCCATTTGGTAGTCAAAAAACACCAGATAAAATTATTAAATATAAAAATATATTAATTCCTTGGGAAGATAAATCATCAAAAGATACAAAACCTACTTATAATGGAGGATTACCCAAATTAGAATGCTTCTATATATTTACTAGTGAAAAACATGATAAAACAACTATATTTCGTGGAAAAGACATTATTACAAAAGAAACACGTGATCGACTTATAGCACATCATGAAGCACATAGAAAATTAGATGAAGAATTTAACAAAAATGAAAAAAACCAGGGAGACAAATATAATAGAGGATTTATATTTTATACTAGAGCTATGTATGATCAACGATCTTCTCATTTACCAAAAGGTATAAATAATGATTACTTTCTTCATCCCCAACGTGAAGAAATACAAAAAAATATTATTGATTGGGCACAAAAAGTAGATTCTACAGATATATAGGAACTATTTCACATAACTCTGTAGTATTTATAGCATTATTACCAAAATATAAATTTATAAACTTTTTTGTTTTTTCACTTTTTAATGAATTAATAATAGTTTTATATTTTTCACGTAATTTTTGTTTTGTTATATCTCCCTTGTATTTTATACATATCAAATGATTTTCTATCAAATAAGGTTTATCTGTATCAATCAAACAATAACTAAACTTATAATCACCCTTTCCGTATCCTCTATTTACAACCAATAATAAATCCGTTTTTCCTGGTTTTGTTATATAATTTTTTTTTGCTTTATTATTATATTTTTTAATAGAAAGTTTATTATCTATAATATCACTGCTATAAATAAGACGTGTTTCATTTTCATCGTCGGTTAATTTATCTTTTACTTGGTTCCATACAACATTCCCAACATTTACTTCAAAATTAATATTTTTTAATGTTGTAGTTTCGTTATAACACTCTTTTATTTGCGAAATTATTGGTGGTGTATTAAAGATTGTATAATTATTAATATTAATTGTATATGTTGGATTATTTAATACACAATTTTGTTTCTGTATTATTAATCCAATAGTATCTTGTTGTGTTTCCAAATATTTATCTTTACAACAATCTATTATATCAATAATTTTAAAATTTTTTGATATATACTTCCTTAAATTATCATAATATAAACAATTCATAAAATTTTTCGGTAATACAAAAGCTAAAATTCCACATTCACTTAACAATTCTAATGATTTTGCGATAAATAATATAAATATATTTGGTCTTCCAGTATAATATTCATCATATGTTTTAGTTTTTATTTCATTTTTCTTCATCACATAAAATGGAGGGTTTCCAATAATAAGGTCATATTTTTTTGTTGAATTCCATTTAAGAAAATCCATATTTAAAATAGTTGATTTTAATTTGGGGTTTATGGAATTATAAATAGTCTCGTTAAATTCTATTCCGTCTATTTTAAATCTTGAAAAGTGTTCAAATCTTTGTATAAATTCACCAGAACCACAAGATGGTTCAAGAATATTTGTAATATTTTTGAAATATGGAAATAATACCTTTATCATTTTTGCTATAATACTCGGGGGTGTAAAATATATCCCATTCTTTTTCTTTTCTTCTTTAGATAATTGCTTTGTTAATTGTTTTGAATGTTCAGAAAAATCCATTATTAATATTATATATTATCAAACTAGTTATAAATCAATTTTATAATATTTAAATTGTGGGAACAAATTCCCAAATAAGTTCTGCACAGATCTTTTTCCAAATTGTATCTTGTTCAATACGTTTAATAGGGTCTTTTAACATTGGAAAAAAAGGTAAAAAAGAGTTTTCATTTAATAATTCACATAATTTATACAAAACATAATAGTAATTTAAAAAGTTAACCCTATCATCGGGACAGTGGTTCGCATATGGTTTTTGTATTTCCATAAACAAGTTACATAATTTTTCTTCCAATGCTGGACTCATAATTGGAGGTCTTATACCAAGTTTATCTTTGATGAATGGAATATGTTCATAATATTTGTTATATCCCAATTTTTTTAAAATATCTTTTGCTTTTTTATTACTCATTTGTTTTAACGTAATCCTTTCTTTTTTTATTTGTAACTTAATATTTTCCAATACTTCTTCTGGTATTTGAGTGGTTTCTTTTGCTTGAAATTGAGCCAAAATTTCTCGAAAATGATTAATTCTTTTATAAGCATAAAAACATACTTCTTTAGGAGGTTCTTTATACGATGGTTTTTCGTGTTCAACTAAAAATTGTTTTTGCCTGCTACATTTATCACATATTACAAGTCCTTTATAATCTACCTGTATCCATTCTCCTCCACATTTATCACATTTTTCATAATCACAAGTATATTTGCTCATATCAATAAAATTTTCATTTAAATTTGTTAAAAACTTATTAACAGTTGTATCTTCATTATTTGGTTTAATTGTATCTTTTTTATTTTTATTAAAGAATGAATGTAATATATCGTTTTTATTACACGATTTCCCCATAGAAACTTCTTTCTTTTTTTCAAAATATTCAAAAATAATACCTGAATTCTGTAATAAGTATTCTTTCTTCTTTTTTTTTAATGTCCTTATTTTAGAAGTAATTTCTCTAATTTCATCTTGAATATTTAATTTATCTTCAATATTTGATATATTCTTTAGTAAATTTTGTAGTTCTTTTTTTTTTGAAATTAATAATGGAATCTGGTTTTCTTTAATATCATTGAATAATTTCATTTTTTCATTATGCTTGCTGTCTAATGTTACTGTTGATTTTTTGTTAATTTTAAATTTTTTTTTCGCTTTTGGTTTAAAATTAGGCATAAAACTTATAATAATATTTTGTCTTTATTATTTATATTTTAAATAGTGAAAATCAATATTGTTTAATAAAAAAAAGGATTATCTATTAATTTTTATATGGATATTGATATGAATTTAGATACAAATGAAATCAATGTAGATACAAATGAAATGAAAATAGATTGTATATTGTTACAAAAAATGATTTTTATATACAATGCTTTAGAAAAAGGTTGGACAATCAAAAAACGCAAGGATAAATATGTGTTTTCTAAAAGTCACGGAGGTAAAAAAGAAGTGCTATTAGATGACTACTTAAAGCGATTTATGGTAGAAAACCTCGACATTAATAAAATAATTTAGGTAAATAATAATTAATTAATTAATTAAGTAATTATTAAAATTTTTTTTCTTTAGCAATATATATAAAATGGGTGGTGGACTCATGCAACTAGTAGCTTATGGCGCACAAGACGTTTATCTTACAGGTAACCCTCAGATTACTTTCTGGAAGGTTACATACCGAAGACACACTAACTTTGCTATGGAATCAATCGAGCAAACTTTTAATGGACAGGCTGACTTCGGTCGCCGTGTTCAATGCACTGTCTCCAGAAATGGTGACCTAGCATACCGCACTTACCTTCAGGTAACTCTTCCTGAAATCAATCAAAACGACTCAGCAACTGCCAACAATGTCTATGCTCGTTGGTTAGATTGCCCAGGTGAACAGATGATCTCAATGGTTGAGGTCGAAATTGGTGGTCAGCGTATCGACCGTCAGTATGGTGACTGGATGCACATCTGGAACCAGCTTACACTTACTTCCGAACAGGAAGCCGGTTACAACAAAATGATCGGTAATACTACTCAGCTTACATACCTTACCGACCCTGATTTCGCAGAAATCGCTACTGCTTGTGGTGCCGCTTCAGTCCCTGAAGCCGTATGTGCCCCTCGCAAAGCTCTTCCAGAAACTACTCTTTACGTTCCTCTTCAGTTCTGGTTCTGCCGCAACCCTGGTCTTGCCCTTCCTCTTATTGCCCTTCAATACCACGAAGTCAAGATCAACATCGAAATCCGTCCATTAGACGAATGCCTTTTCGCTGTGCTTGGAGTAGACGCGGCTACGGGCGGCCAATCGAAAAAGGTTGCCGGTGCTTACAGCAAATCTCTCGTTGCTGCTTCGCTCTACGTTGATTATGTATTCCTTGATACCGATGAACGCAGACGTATGGCCCAGAACCCTCACGAATACCTTATTGAACAGCTCCAATACACTGGAGATGAATCAATTGGTTCTTCATCAAACAAGATTAAATTGAATTTCAATCACCCTTGTAAAGAACTTATTTGGGTTGTCCAGCCTGATGCTCATGTTGCTTACTGTGACTCGTTCCTTCCAGGACGCACAATGCACATGGCCCTTGGTGCTCAGCCATTCAATTACTCCGATGCTATCGATGCTCTTCCTAATTCCATCTTAGCATTCGGTTCTGCTAAACAGAGCCGTGGAGATAACAACGTAATCGATGCTTCTGGTCTCTTCAACGATACCCAGAATGATTTCGACACGACTTCGCAGGTTGGAGCTGATGCTGATAATAAACTCGGAGGTGCTATCCGCGGTGGCGCAGCAGCAGGCACGAACCCTATCGTCAACGGTGTCTCTGATGCCGGTGTTTTCGTTCTTGCCGAAACTGCTCTTAACATGCACTGCTGGGGTGAAAATCCAGTTGTAACTGCTAAGCTTCAGCTTAACGGTCAAGATCGCTTCTCTGAACGTGAAGGAACCTACTTCGACCTTGTTCAGCCTTACCAGCACCACACACGTAACCCAGACACTGGTATCAATGTTTACTCATTTGCCCTTCGCCCTGAAGAGCACCAGCCATCTGGAACTTGCAATTTCTCCAGAATTGATAACGCTACTCTTCAGCTTATCGTTTCTGCCGCTGCTATTGGTGGAACCCAGACCGCTAAGGTCCGCGTTTACGCTACCAACTACAATGTCCTTCGCGTCATGAGTGGTATGGGGGGTCTTGCTTATTCAAACTAAGTTAATTTTGTTACCATTTACGGTCTCAAATTTTAGTTTTAATCTTTTAATTTATTAAAAAATCATATAATTTATAAAATTTTATGATTATTTTTAGCATTCAATAAAATATACACAATTTATATATGCTTAATGATATTATGTTATTTGCTATAAATGGAGGAGGCTGGGCTCTTAAACCAATATTAGAAAAAATAAGTGTTGATAAAATGGGGTATTTTTATTTTACTTTTGTTCGTTATTTTGTTAGTGGTATTATTGCCTTACCCTTTATGTTTTATCAATATCATAAACATGGTATTCCCAAAAAATACAACAATAATACTCAAGCATTCACTCAAGATATTGTTGTATGGGGCTCTATTGTTAGTGCTATTGCTATTGCTGCTATTATGGCTAATTATTATTTATTAGAAAAATATAATTCTTCCTTTGTTACCCCAATTGCCGAAGGAGTTTTATTAGTTTTTAACTTTATATTTTCCGTTTGGCTGCTTAATGAAAAAATTACCAAGGATATGGTAATAGGTGTATTATTTATTATTACAGGTGTATTTATGGTATATTGTAAACACTTGAATTTTACAATTTTTTAATTTTCTAAAAGTCAAGAACACATTTAGAAAATTGAATTTTTTTTTTGAAAATATAAGTTTGCTATCAAACAACTATAAATACTACAAACTACTTATAAAAATATGACTACGAGAACCAGAACAGTAACTTGCAGTTTATGTCAAGAACCAGGTCATAATTGCAGAACGTGTTGGATGCGCAATGTTACATTCCGAGGCACCGATATTCCTGTATGGGATGAAACACTTGAAGACATTGAAATGGTAGAACCATACGATTTAACTATGGAAACACCCCCACCAACTACTCAATTCATGACGCCTCCACCTGCTCCAAAAAAAAGAAAAAAAACAAAAACACCAAAACGTCCAAAACCTTATATTCAAGAAGAAAACCATTGCAACATATGTTTTGATGATTTGGAAGATACTAATAAAGTTATTACAAAATGTGGGCACAAGTTCTGTGTGGAGTGTTACACTAGGGCAGCGCGTAACAAAAACGATTGCGCTGTTTGTAGGAAAAAACTGTGCTCGGTGGAACCAGACAACTGGAAAAGACGATATCAAGAGATGGAACAAGATTGCGAATACTATAGAAATATAGTAGAACGTATGACTGGAGTTCTAGGTCCTCACATGTTGGATACCGATTCACTTCCAGGCGATAGTGATATTGAAATGGATGAAGCCGACATTGAATATCTTGAGACTACACCAATGAGGGTCTAATTAAAGACATAAATAAAAAACTTAAAATAATAAATTAAAAAAAGGTTTAAACCTTTTTTCATTAAGCTATACATATAGAAATGCAGATTTTCGTAAAAACACTTACAGGTAAAACAATCACGTTAGACGTAGAACCTAGCGATACTATAGAGAATGTAAAAGCTAAGATCCAAGACAAAGAGGGGATTCCCCCGGATCAACAACGTTTGATTTTTGCTGGAAAGCAACTTGAAGATGGAAGAACTCTATCTGACTATAATATTCAGAAAGAAGCAACACTCCATCTTGTCCTACGCCTTCGTGGTGGAAACTAAATAATAATTAGTTAGTAAATTTTTTAATTAATTATTATTTCAAAAACTTATCTAATGCGTAGTCTTTTATATCCGTTACATCAATATCTTTAAAATAACATTTTACAGGATAATAAACCGTTTTCCATCTTATGTGATGATTGAAATCTACATAAGGTTCGTGTGTCCTACGCCATACATTTCTATCATCAATTATACTACAAACGGGATTCAACATTAGATATTTTGGTTCTTCTTCCATTAATTATATTCTTTTTTTCACTTTAAATAAAAACAATATATATGAAAGATTTTGGATATTGTATATGGTATATTCCCGAAAACAGTTCTTGGTATAAATTTACAAATGGATTTATACCACATATTACCATAAAACATAGTTTATCATATTCTGACGCATTAAGATTATATTTAGCTATAAACCCAGAGAATATAAATGTCGAATTAGATAATCCAGAAGTAAGTGTAGAAGAAGATTTTTGGGCTTTATATTATAATTTAAAACCCCTTGATAATAAACCAGATTGGTATCCCAAAAAGGCACATATTTCATTTATATATAATTATAATAGTCCAATTACTTCTATTCATGTAAACCATTTAAAACAATATTTAACCCCTTATAATGAAACTTTTACAAAAATAGCATTGGTATATTGTAAAGGCCATTACAAAAAATGGAAAATGTTACAATTAAAATAA